AGCAAACATTATTAAATAGAGATACCTATCCAATATATCAAGCTGGATTTACGGTTCCTAGAACTAGTTTAGATGAAACAAAAACAGAACTAATTTCTATATTAGTTAACTGGCCAACATCAAAAGACGGATATAATATTCAAATTACCGGTCTTAAGTTTGAAGAGTACATAACACGTCTAAGTGATTTAGCAACTGAAATTGATAACTATAAATCTAACTTAGTTACAAGATTCCTTGTTGCCCCACAATTATTTGAATTTGATACTGAAGACCAAAAAATTGATAAGATATTTCAATTATATGGTCAGAGTTTTGATAAGGTAAAATCTTATATTGATAATATTGCGAACATGAGAAATGTTTCTTATGACGCAATCGATAATATTCCAGATGTTTTTCTTAAAAATTTAGCAAATACACTTGGTCTTAATACCATCAATTTATTTGATCAAAAAAGTTTAGAAGAACAAATATATAAAGCATCTTCTACTGTTTACAATGGACAAGCTATTGGTAAAAATCTAGTAGAAGCTGAACTTGAATTTTACAGAAGATTATTAGTTAATCTAGCATTTATATACAAATCAAAAGGTACTAGAAGTAGTATTGAATTTTTCTTAAAGTTTATCGGTGCACCAGATCCAATGGTGAAAATAGACGAATATGTTTATAAAGTAACTAGCGCTTTACCACCATCTACTTTAGATGATTTAAATAACACATTAAATAATATTAATGTTAGCAACAATGTAACATTTAATAGCGAAACATATACATATACCGTTTCTTCTTTAACAGGGTTAACAACAAATAGTCAATTAACGGATTATCCTATTGATGAAACAACGTTACTACCTAAAGCCCCAACAACAAACCAAGAAAATGTTTTCTTCCAAATGGGTTCAGGTTGGTCAAGCGTTACTTTAGATCACAGATCTTCAGATATTCTTGATACAGAAAATTCAGTATTATCAGGGAGAACTAAAACTTTACTAACAACATCGAAACCATATTCATATGGTGAAGAGTTTTTTGACAACTATAGAACATTACCTGGTTTGGATTATGGTTTTACAATACAAAGTGAAATTGATAACCAGCAGGGGCAAATTTTAGAAGACGAAGCTCTTTCAAATTTAATTCTTAATAGAAAAAACATAAACGTTTTTGTATCTGCAGCAAATGCTGTTAATTATGATATTTGGAGAAAGTCTAGAGAACTTGAAGTGACTTTTGGAACAAATAGTTTACCACCACAAACAGGTGTAACTTTTGCGCAATACTTAGAAAATATTTTCTCAAGTCAAATAACTAATTCGAATATAATAAGATATAAGAAAAATTATATCGCTTTAGAGGATGTTTATCAGGATTACATAAATCAATTAGTAGCGTCTGGATATACAACTTATGATATGATATCAACATCTGATTTTGTTAATCAGATGAGTCCATATTGGTCAAATGTTTTAGAACAAATTATACCATCAACAACATTATGGATGGGGGGTAATTTAATTGAAAACAATGTTTTTGGTAGACCTAAGTTTTCATATAGAAAACCATGTAAGCCGTTAGAGATTGTAGAAAATTTATATCCAGAATTTGAAACAGTAATTGAAGAAGATCTTGAAACAATAATTGGAGACCCAGATAACTTAAGAGGTTTAATTGAATTTAGTGGTGTAACATTTACTTTACATATTGATATTGATGGAACTGATTATAGTGGGACAACACAGGTAGTTTTAACCGGTAGCACACTATTCGGTACCGGCTTTACCGCAGTAGAAAACTGTAGTGTACTTACTTCTTCATCATCTAAAATACCACTTATTTGTGAATATAAAAATTGGATCAATTTAAATTTAACAACAATAAAGGCTGCTTGGAAAAACGCAATAGCCGCGCTTGTTAATCAGATTAATCAAACAGAAACACAATACAGCGCATTTAATACTCCTTCATATGTTCCTGGAAATGCTGTATTATCGGGAAAAACACAATTAATATCTTATGAATTTTTCACAGATAATAATGGTGTTGAAAAAGTTAAATTTATTGCACACACAAACTCTTCCGGAGAATGTTTAGTAAAAGATAATTTAGATTTTTATTTTGATGTTGATTACAAATATACTGAACCTAAATGTCATTTAGATTTATCATTTGATGCGTCTTGTGATGTTTATTCTGGTTATCCAACTTGTAAAGTTGCAACAGATGTTATTGTTAGCTTAACAGGTGTTACAGTTCAATCTGGTAACGATAGTGGATGGGGAGTATACGTTCAAAGAAATTGTACACCTGGAAATAACATTAGTACAGGATATCACCCAACCTATACAGATACAAGTTTCTTCCAAATTGTTGGAGAAAATTGTAAGTTCAAACTTACTAATGTAAGAGAAGATGAAGTTATTGATTTAATTTTTACTGATGCAGCAAACTGTGATAAAAAAGTAAAAATTGAAGGATTAGCATTAAGATACGTTGAGTATCCAACTGAAGCACCTGATTTACCATTGGTTGTTAACACCGGTTACACGTTAGTACCAAAAGTACAATATAGAAACACATACAATTATGGTTTAAAACACAATACAAAAGTTATTGTTGTTAGTGGCGCTACAATTAATTCATCTACAACACCGGCAAACATTACTAGTTATTTAGCTGCAGGTACTCTTGTTAAAAAAGACGTTAAAGATTTAGTTAATGGAAATGTTATATTAGGCGCAACATACTTATCATGCACTACACTTTCATCAAGCATGTTTGAATATGCTAGTGAAAACAATGATTATTCTTTTTCATATGATTATTCAACGCATACAATTAGTGATATTGATTGTTTGGGGTCAGTAAAGAAAAGTGAAATAACAGGTATGACTTCAAATGGTCAACAGGTTGTTATTGAAGTTTTACCAACAACAAAACTACGTGTTTACACAAATAAAGAGGTTGATGAAGCAACATATAGAGTATCTAAACGAGATGGTTATTTCTTTGATTCTAGATCTCCAGAGTTTTTGCAATTAAAACCAGAAACACCTGAAGAGCCTTGTTGTTATTATCCATCAGATTACTATGATACCGGAGATTTTTTAATTACAGAAAAAGGTGAATTATTAGAGGTCATTGCAGTTAATTTAAATTACTGTGAAAATAATCTTTATTATAACATTAATGTAACAGGAACACAACCTCAAAATTTAGTATTATTTAATGGTAATAATGGAACACAAGTTTTAATACAACATTCATATACTAAGTTTAATAGACTTAATATGAATTTAAGTCAATATTATATTGATAATCAATGTTGTAAAACTGAAATTGAAGATCCTGTAAGAAATTATACAACTGAATGTGGTATTATAATTCCAGCAGTACCTTGTGGTAGCGCATATCCAATAGTTACCCCAACCCCAACATCTACACCGACACCAACAAATACATCTACCAGTACACCAACAGCAACGGGTACACCAACAGCAACGGGTACACCAACAGCAACCCCAACCCCTACTGTAACTCAAACATCAACTAATACCCCTACCAGTACACCAAGTAGTACCGCTACACCTACTATAACTGAGACACCAACTAACACACCTACAGTAACAGATACACCAAATTGTGAATTTGTTATTGACACAAATATTGTAATAACAACGCCGACACCAACAACAACGTCAACATCAACACCTAATTGTGAATTTATGGTTGATACTGTTGCGGTAATTGCTACCCCAACACCAAGCATAACAATCACCCCCACCTCTACTTACACACCAAATTGTGAATTTGTAATAGACACTGTTGCGGTAATCGCCACACCAACACCAAGTGTTACTATAACACCTACATCAACTTTCACATCTAATTGTGATTTTATTATTGATACTGTTGCTATAATTGCTACACCTACGCCAACGATCACAACTACACCAACAGTAACTGAAACCCCAACATCATCGGATAGTTGTGAATTTGTTGTTGATGTAAATGCAACGATTGCAACACCAACACCAACAATTACTACTACACCAACAATAACAACTACACCAACAATTACATTTACCGAAGGGTCTTGTGATATGGCATATGAAGTGGTTGAAAGTTCAGAGGGGATAATAGTTGAAAATGGTGCAAGTTTTATTGCAGATGAAAATAATACTGATATATTAATAGTAGAATAAACAAAAAAAATATTTAAATAAAATGAGTATAGTTAGAATTTCGGAATTACAAAGATTAACAACCCCAACAAATGGCGCGTTATTTTATATGGCACAAGGAAATGGGCCAACATATAGTTCAAGTGCAATCACATATGACGATTTATTTGGTAATGTTATAACGACAGGGTCAACAAGATTTTTTGGTTCATATAGTAGTTCCGTTACTCAAACAGGAACAACAAATACCGAACATCTAATGACATTCAATAGTCTTGATGCAACAAATGGTTGTACTTGGGCAAATGGAACACAAATGATTGTTAGTAATCCTGGGTCATATAATTTACAATTTTCTGCTCAATTATATAGAGTTCAAGGAGGAACAACCGAAAACATCTATATATGGTTTAAGAAAAATGGTCAAAATGTGACAAATTCAAATACCGCAATAACATTTGCAAATAATGGTCAATATATTGTTGCCGCATGGAATATCATATACCCTAACTTAAGTAGTGGTGATAACGTTGAAATTGCGTGGGCTACAACAGATAGTAATATACAAATAAGAGCATTGACCCCATCCCTTGGGCCGTCAATACCATCAGTAATAGCAACATTAACACAAGTATAATAAATGGCAACAATAAGATTATATAGTACATCTGGCTTATACAATGGTTATTATGCTGACGTTGTTTTCCACCCATATAGTGGAGGAACAGCTGTCAATATTGGCACCAATGTACTTATACCTTATTTTTGGACATCCGATTATTACTATGGTACATATGATTTTAATTTTAAAAATGAGCTTGAGGGTTTTACATGTAATTTAGAAATTGTACCAAATGTAACACCAACCCCAACAACAACCCCAACAATCACATTTACACCTACTGAAACACCAACAGTAACATCTTCAGATAGTTGTGAATTTATAATTGATATTAATGCAATAATTGCAACACCAACCCCTACATTTACTACAACCCCAACTATCACAGAAACACCAACGGTGACCTCTTCAGATAGTTGTGAGTTTATGATTAACATCGATGCTATTATTGCAACACCAACACCAACACCAACGTCTACCGGAACACCAACAATAACTCAAACCCCAACTACAACCGAGACACCGACGCCAACAGAGACACCTACTATTACAATTACCCCAACAGAGACATATACACCAAATTGTGATTTTATTATCGATACTATTGCTATAATTGCTACACCAACACCAACTTCAACACCTACAATAACAGAGACACCTACGTCTACTGAGACACCAACTATCACACAAACGCCAACTTCAACATCTACTGCGACACCAACGATAACTGAAACACCAACATCTACTTATACACCAAATTGTGAGTTTGTAATAGATACTGTTGCGGTAATCGCCACACCAACACCTACTTCAACTTCTACACCAACAACAACTGAAACGCCAACAGCAACCCCAACCTCTACTGCAACACCAACGGTAACTGAAACACCAACAGCAACGCCAACATCAACTTATACACCTGATTGTGCGTTCCAAGCTGCGTTTGGTACACCATTAGTTGTTGATGAAAATACTGAAATTAATATTTGGTTTGATGATAGCGGCTCAATGAATTCAACATTAGCACCATTACAAACTATGAGAGATACCATTTTAAGAGATTGTCTTGTTCAATTCTACAATAATGATTATAACACATATGATCAAAACGTAACGGTAAGCAACTTCTCAAGTAAAACTGGTGGTACAGAGAGAACGATGTACATATTGAACACAACTGGAACAACAGCTGGTATAACTAAGGTTATAAATTTAGTATTCCAAGATGAATCTTCACCATATGCTGCTGACGGTAGTTCATTTAATATTAGCGTCAGAACAGGAACATATGATACAGACATAAGTGGCTTAAGATCAACGCTTGACAATGTTCCGAATAGCAGTTATTATAGAGGTATTGTGTTTAGAGTTAATACAGGACCAGATTCGTATGACGGATTTAGACAATTCTTAGCTGCCGTTAAAAACGGGGCTGGAGCATATTCGGGAACAAATGGTCTATCAGATAAGAGTGAAATAACCTACATTTCAAATGTTACAGCAGGATCAAATGCTCAGTATTATGCGGATCAAATAATAACAGCACTAAACACATTGGGGTATAATTTAAACCTGTGTAATCAAAGTTAATGAATAATTATATAGAATAATGGCAAAACAATTCACAGTAACAATATCTTCAGGGACAGCACCAGGGCCATACAACATTTATTATGATGTTGTTGATCCGTTGAATATTGCTACTGTAGTTTCAACGTCACTACCTGCAACAGGAATAACATATTCAGATTTAACAAACATAAACGGCGTATTGGTATCGGTACCAGATAATGCGTATAAAATAATTTTATATAACACAGATCCATATTGTTTAATCGGTGACGATTTAATTTTACCAACACCAACACCAACAGCTACACCAACAACAACACCAACAATTACTGCTACACCTACTATAACACCAACCCCAACCCCAACATTTACAGCAACGCCAACATCAACTTATACACCAAATTGTGAATTTATTATTGATACCTCGGCGACTATTATAACGCCGACACCAACATCTACCGCGACACCAACCCCAACAAACTCAACACCAACGGATATTACATTAAGTAATGATAGTATAAATGAAAATAGTGCTATAAACACTATTATCGGTACATTGAGCACAACAGATGCAAATCCGGGTGATACACATACGTACAGCATTCAACCAGGTGGTAATGGGTTTAAATTTAATATATCTGGTAGTAGTTTAAGATCATCTGAATCTTTTAATTATGAAGCAGCAACTTCATACACAGTAACAATTAGATCAACAGATAGTGGCGGATTATATTTTGATAAAACATTTACAATTTATGTAAACAATGTAAATGAAGCACCATACGGCTTGAATTTCAGTGGTTCAATTCCTGAAAATTCAGCAACAGGTACAACTGTTGGTACAATAACGGCTTTGGATGTTGATTCTGGTGATACATTTACATATGCATTAACAGATACAATAAATTATCCAGATAATAATAGTTTTACATTAACAACAGCGGGGGTTTTAAAATCAGCTGCGGTTTTTGACTATGAAACAAAAAATTCATATTCAATTAAAGTAAGAACAACAGATGCTGGCGGATTAACATATGATGGTGTATTAACAGTACCAATTACAAACGTTAATGAGGCACCTTACGGTTTAACAATAAGCAGTAATACAATTGCAGAAAACTCTGCAACAGGAACAACTATTGGAACTCTATCTGGTTTAGATTATGATGCTGGATCGACATTTACTTACGCATTTACAGATACCATAAATTATCCTGATAATAGTAGCTTTAGCATAAGTGGATCAACACTTAGATCTGCTGTTATCTTTAATTATGAAACCAAATCTTCATATTCAATTAAAATTAGGGTTACTGACCAAGGTGGGTTAACGTATGATGGAACATTAACAATCAATGTAACAAATGTTAACGAAACACCAACAAATATTTCATTAAGCGCGTCTTCAATTGCTGAAAATGTTGCTACTGGTACAACAATTGGTACGTTATCAACAACAGATCCAGATGCTGGTGATACATTTACATATCAGCTATATGATACTGCAACCTATCCTGATAACAGTAGCTTTAGCATAAGTGGATCAACACTTAGATCTGCTGCAGTTTTTAATTATGAAAGCAAAAGTTCGTATAGCATTAGGGTTAGATCAACAGATGCTGGTGGATTAACATTTGATAAAACATTAACGATTACAATTACGAATGTAAACGAAACACCAACGGGCATTTCATTATCATCAAACACAATTGCAGAAAATTCTGCGACCGGAACAACAATTGGTACGTTATCAACAACAGATCCAGATGCAGGGGATACGTTTACTTATACATTAACAGATACAGTAAATTATCCCGATAATAGCAGCTTTACCATTGTTGGTTCATCACTAAGATCTGCAGCAATATTTAATTTTGAATCTAAATCTTCTTATTCAATCAAAGTTAGATCAACAGATGCGGGCGGATTAACAGTAGATCAAACTTTTGCAATTTCTGTTACAAATGTTAATGAAGCCCCAACAAATATAAGTTTAAGTTCTTCATCAATATCAGAAAACGTACCAACCGGAACAACTGTTGGTACATTTAGTTCTACAGACCCAGACGCTGGTGATACATTCACATATGCATTAGTAGATACATCAACATATCCAGATAATAGTAGTTTCTCAATTTCAGGAAGCACATTAAGAAGTGCGGCCATTTTTGATTTTGAAACACAATCAACATATTCAATAAGAGTTAGAGCAACAGATGCAGGTGGACTAACCTATGACAAAACAATAACAATATCTATTACAAATGTTACAATATCTGTTGGAGCATCTGTAACAACAAATGTGACGTGTAATGGCGGATCAAACGGTGTTATAACAGTATCGGGTGTCACTGGCGGAACTGCAAGTTATACATATTCTAAAGATGGGTCAACTTATCAGTCGTCAAATGTATTTAGCGGCTTAACTGCTAATTCATATATTTTATATGCCAAAGATTCTTATGGTGAAGTTGGTAGTAGTGCTGTAGTAACAGTAACTCAACCAGCAGTAGTCTCACTTAGTGCATCTGGAACAAACCCAACGTGTGTTGGTAGTACCGATGGTTCAATTACAGTATCATCTGCATCTGGCGGGTCTGGAAGTGGTTATACCTATTCTAAAGATGGTTCAAGCTATCAGACTGGGACAACATTTAGCAATTTAGCTAATGGAACATATACAATTTATGCAAAAGATAGTAATAATTGTACTGGATCAACTTCAGTAACATTAAGTAGAACACAAGTTACTGCAACAATATCACAAACAAATGTAACTTGTAATGGAGGTAACGATGGGTCAATAGTTGTTTCTGATTTAGCTGGTGGTCAAGGCGGACCATATTCAACAAAATTAAATGCCGGAGGAACTTACCAAGTAATTACAACCTCAAGAACATATTCATCACTAACAGCAGGTTCATACACAATTTATGTGAAAGATAGTGCTGGTTGTGAAAATACGTATGCAGTAACAATAACTCAACCATCTCAAGTAACAGTTAGTTCATCTTCATTGGTGTATCCAACTTGTTGGAATAGTACTAACGGTGGATTTACATTAAGTGCTTCTGGGGGTGTAGGAACATATCAATATTCTAAAGATAACGGGGCAACATGGCAAAGTAGTGGTGTTTTCACTAACTTAAGTTCTGGTGTTTATACTGTTAAATCAAAAGATAATAGTGGATGCCAATCTACTGGTTTAACGGTTGACATAACTAAGTCCGCACCAACACCGGTGGTCAACCAAACAAACGTTTCTTGTAATGGAGGAACTGGATCATTAAATGTTGTTGGCGCAAGTGGTGGTAATAATGGGCCGTATACTGTTTCATTAAATGATGTAACATACTATACGGTACAAAAATTATTTGACTCATTATCACCTGGGGTATATACATTATATATTAAAGATGCAACAGGATGTAAGGCGTCTTATACATATACAATCACACAACCATCTGCATTAACAATAAGTGTTAGCTCTGCAACAAATCCAACTTGTTGGAATGGTACAAATGGTGAAATAGTTGTTTCGGCATCTGGTGGAACAGGAACAAAAACTTATTCAAAAGACGGTACAAACTACCAAGCAAGCGCAACGTTTAGCAATTTAGGTACAGGTACATATACATTGTATGTAAAAGATGCTAATGATTGTACCGCAACAGTATCACAAACCTTATCTAAATCAGCTCCTAATGCGCAGATTCAAGTGACTAATCCATCTTGTTTTGGTGGTACAGGTTCAATAGTTGTTTCTGCAGGTACAGGAGGAAATGGCGGCACGTATCAATCAAAATTAAATGCCGGAGGAACTTATGGAAATCTCCCACAAACATATTCGAGTTTAGGTGACGGATCGTACACAATTTTTGTTAAAGATGGTTCAGGATGTGAGCAAACATATTCTACTTCAATAAGTGTTCCAACTCAAGTGACAATCAGTACAAATGCAACATATCCAACATGTTATAATAGCTCTAATGGTGCTGTTACAGTTGGGGCTGGTGGAGGAACTGGCTCGTACGAATACTCTAAAGATGGTGGATCAACATGGCAATTAAGTAATTCATTTACTAGTCTCTTTGCTACAACATATACCTTTAGAGTAAAAGATAGCAACGGATGTTTATCATCAACACAATCTGTTAACTTAAGTAAAGCGGCGCCTTATGCTAATATTTCAGTTTCTAATGTGACTTGTAACGGAGGATCAAACGGCTCAATTACATTAACTAACCCAACAAGTGGAAATAGTGGCCAAATTACCGCATCATTAACAGGTGGTGTATCTGATTACTATTCATTTACACTTGGTACATTAACATTTAGTAATAAAACTGCGGGTACATATACTGTATACATAAAAGATTCTAGTGGTTGTGTTGCTACATATGAAGCTATCATAACTCAACCTACAGCACAATCAGCTTCAATTAGTAGTCCTGTAAACCCACCATGCGCTGATCCAAATGGAGGTAGCTTGACAATTTCATCTGCAGGTGGTGTGTGGCCTAAGACATATAGATTATATGAAGACGAATCTTCGCCATATACAACTTGTGGCGGCACATTAAGAGCGACATATACTAACGTCACTTCAGATAATACAAGTAGAAGTGTTACAGGTCTAACTTCTGGCGGATTCTGCTTAGAAGTAACAGATGCAAACGGATGTGTAGTTACAAGCGGAATAACAGTTTTAGTTGACGAAGCGGTAAATTATACATATCAAGTTATCAGATGTAGTGACAACGCATATTTAACAATGACTTCACCAGATGTATTAGTATCAGCATTCTTAGGTGGAACTAAAGTGGTGAAAATCAATAATGTATGTTACCAAATCGACTACTCAACTGGTACGCAGTGTTCAACTAGTTCAATTCATTTAGCTGACGGAAATAACGCAGTAATCTATAACAATTGTACTAACTGTAGTAGTGGTAGCGGAGGTCAACAAGTATAAAATATAAAGCAAATAAAACCAAATAAACGAATATTTATATTAAAAAGAAAAAACAATGATAGTTACTTTCACATTACAAAATCAATATTCTGGCGCAACATATGTAGCTGGGCCTTTTAATATTTCGGGAACAACTGACGCTAACGTAACAACAGAATTAGCGACGGGAATAACCAAAGAACAGTTATTAACCGGACATACAATTACAGGTATTACTGATTCAACAACCGGTGGAACAATTGCTAGTACTGGGGTTTGCACAAATACTCAACAATGGGTAGCTTTCCCATCACAATCAACACCAACACCAACAGTAACCCCATCAGCGTATGGATATTGTTACAGTCTGACTTATTCAACAATACCAAATGATCTATATGTTAGATATAGAGACATGGAAGGTGTGGTTACAACGACTCTAATCCAAAATTTACAAAGTATGGATAATGGAAATGGAACATATACCGCCTACATATGCGTTATGCAAGGAGGTTCATACCAATCTCCGGTTTGTGTTCAATACAGTATGGAAGTTACTTGCGACCCATACTTATGGTCAACAGATAACTGTATTTGTACCACAGTATCTGGTAGTGAATGTTTTGTACCATGTGCCAACTAATTTTAAATTAAATAATATTTTAAAACCCCTTCAAAACAAGGGGTTTTTTATTTATATTTTATAAGAGTTGTATTTATGTAGTATGGGATTAAATCTAAAATTAAAAGGTATTGTTTCACCAAACCCATTTAAGTTATTATATAAAACTGGGCCAACCGCAGGTAATGAATCCGTGGTCACAACTGGGTATACATATTATCCAAATTCTACTACAACTTATCAAGCAAGTTCTGATGGATCATATTACAACACAAATCCTATTATTTTTAGCGGGGCATCGTACAGTACTCAATACTGGTTTAAAATTTTAGACACCGTAACCGGAGGCTATGTGATTGAAAATGTTTTCACAAATCACGAAGAGGTTTATGATAATTGTATAAATTGTTGTTTATTTACTGGGGGTACATCGAACTATATTGATTGTAGATTTAGTGGAGGATCAGCAATAAGTGATCAAGTGATAACACCCTCACCAACAGGAACACCAACAAGTACATCAACTAATACAGCAACGCCAACAAGTACTGCTGGGGTAACACCAACACCAACAAGTACACCAACACCAACAAGTACTCAAGGAGTAACACCGACTAGTACAGGTACACCGACAACAACATCTACACCTACAATTACACCAACAGTAACTGGAACACCAACAGTAACAACATCTGGAGGTAGTGGTTGTATAACAATTAGTGAGTCAATTAGCAATGAACAAATAAATTGTTTAGGTCAGGGGCCTTATAATAACACAATAACAAGGGTTACCGCAACCTTAAGTGCAATTGCTGGGGTTAGTGTAGAAGTTATGGTAAACGCAACAAGAAACTATTGTTACGGAGGGACAACCCCTGAAACTTATTCTATAACAATAACCGCAGGTAACCTATCAAATTACGTTGATATAACAACAACAGGATATGTTGATTGTGGTGGTCAAGAAAGCTATTGTCAAGCTGAGACAATCACAATCGATAGTTATGCGTCAATAACACCAAATTATAGTGTATGCGCAGACCCAACCCCATCCCCAACCATAACACCAACATCTTCAGCGGTAACATATAATTGTAATAATGGTGTATGTGAAGCAGTATATGACGGAAGTGGTTTATATACCACATTACAAGATTGTCAATCTAATTGTGTACAAACCACATATTATTGTAAAGATAGTGAATTTTCACCATGTTACGCACAAGTTGGCCCATGCACAGGTACACAAATAACATGTAGCCAGTTTGAAGTACCGAATTAATAAAATAAAAGAAATAATATTTATAACATATGGCATTTAACGCTTCGGTAAATTTAGGAACAGTAGGAAACGGAATTACAGGACAAACCGTTTCAATATCAGGATGTACAGGTGCATCTTGTGGAAGCGGCTGTACAAGCTTAGCGACATCACAAGCTGTAACTAGTTTTCCAAAAACATTAACAGGAATACCCGATAACGTGGTTAGTTTATTTGTTAAAGTTGATGGAGGTGATTGTTCAGGAACATCACAATGTATTTCTATTACAGGTATACCAGGAGCGACACCAACACCAACAACAACTTCTACTACTGTTAATCCAACGATCACGCCAACAACAACACCAACTATTAACCCAACAATTACACCTACCACAACCACTACACCAACTATCAATCCAACAATTACACCTACAGTAACACCAACAACTTGTTTAAGCGGTGATTTAACAACAACAGGTACTTGTAGTGGTTCAGATTTATCAACATTTACGTTGGCAAGCGGATACAAAGTAACAGTTGAACCACAAGGTTACTTCTACAGTGGTACAGGAACAAGATACGCATATGCATATTTAAGAACAAGTACAGGGGTTGATATTCAACAATTTACATTAACACAAGTTAATAGTAACACACCAACATTCTCACCAACAGGATATACATTAACAACACCAGGCACATATCAGCTATATGTACAACAAATAGATTGTAATCAAGGAGGAGGAACTGGAGGTTCCGGTCAAATGAATCTAGATGTTCGCGATTGTCAAGAATATACTGCAACGCCAACACCAACATTAACACCAACATTGCTTAATGAATTTTATATTGCTTCTCCGGTTGATGTAAGTTTAACTGGTAGCACATATTGTAGTAGCCCAGGTTATATAATGTCGGGGGTAATAAAATCAACATCATCAACTATTTCAGGAATGCTTAATAATCCTGTATACGATTCTGCTGGCGACCCATTTGTTGGGCCTGGATCAGGTTATGTTTACGCAATAAAAACAACACAATACGGAAATACATACAATGATGGTCAATTTAGTTGGATTGAAATTGATTCAATGGGTAATGTAACAGACGTAGGATCACAATCATGTGGTGGCGGAGGTGGACCGATGTAAATAAAAACATATACTTTTAACATATGAGCTTTTTAGATAGTAGTAATTCAGAATTCTTATCAGCAAGAATAACCAGAAAGGGTAGAAAATCTATCGCTGAAGGTAATTTTGTTATAAAATATTTTCAGGTCGGTGATTCTGAGTTTGATTATACTTTCAGTGGATTTACTGGAGCAGGCACAACACCAAGACAAAGAGTATTGGCGCCTATGGATGGAGATCAGCATGTAAAGTATCCCTATCTATTAACAGGTACAGATACAATTAACTATGGTAACGCTGTTGAACAATCAATAACAACCACATTAAAAAATGCAATGGGTCCAGCTGGATTTGTTACAAACTATAGACCATATAACGCTAGTCCTTGTACTGGCACAACAGTTGAATGCGTATCAAAAGAAATTTCAACGACAACAATTAGTACTACAGTCATTGATGGGGTACCAGTACCAGTTACAGGTACAACTGAATTATCTTTAGGCGTTACAGGTAAAACTGCACAAGATTTTAGAGAATGTGAGTATATTACATTGGTATTTGATAATGAATTTAAACAGTCTAACAATGTAATAAGCGGTGGAACTCAAAGCTTAGTCTATAAAATTACAGATATTATCATTAATACCGGAACGACATTGATAAATGGCGTCCAAACAATTACCGGAGATACTAAATTAGTTTTAGATAGAAGAACGCCAAATTTAGCCGGAGCATCGCCATCAAGTGTTACTAGAGTTGTTTGCAACAGGTGTAGCTTAGAGTATCCAGAATCTCCAGCAGGGTCAAGTGTCTGTTCACCATTACCAGTTGACAATCTAGCGCAACACGATCCATGGACACTAGAAACAATATGGACACAAAAGCCAGCTGGTTTAGACGCGTCTGATGAGGCATTAAGTGGTTATACTGGAACTCAATTTGCATCTCTAAAAGAGTATTTGGGATATACATCTACAGGCCAAACATTTACAAATTTAACTGGCGGAACAATTTCAAATCCAACATCATATACAAATTCATTCGGTGAAAAAATTGATGTTAAACCAGAAGATCAAAGATGTATTGCTGTTATTCACTATTCAGAATTAGGAGACATTGTTAATGATCCAGAAAGATTTTTTAAATATGATGATTACATTGGAAGCGAAACGGATGAAGAATATTATACATACGATCCAGATGATTTAGTTTCTGACGTTAATCATTTTGAAGTTTATATTCCTTTTATTTTTTATCATAGAAATACAGGAACAACAATCGGCGCAAAATTTGTGATGGATACAACTGATTATTATGTTTCATCAGCAAAAAATACTAAACCAAACACAAACAATCTTAAGTTTAGATTTTTATTAGACGAACAAGGTATTCGTGTTGGTAAAGTATTTGTCGATAAAAAAATTATTGTATTTGATGACCAAGAATTGGTGGCTGTATTAGAATATAAAACAAATAGAAAATATACATTACCAGCCCCTAGATTTAACACAGTACCATTAGATTTACCAACATTCTATGATTTAGATCCAGTAGTTCTTACAGGAGAAACTGCTTGGGTTACATACATGTTCCAATACACTGGCGACACCTATAAAAACGGTATGCACTGTAACTATTATGGTAAAATTACAGGTACAACAAATTCAAATATAGGATTTAGATTTGAAACAGGAGATTTTAAATACTTAAGCAATTCATCATATTTTACTGGATTCACAGCAAATAAATTTTATGCTTTGGTTCAGGTTGTACAAACAGGAAATCAACCGTCCTCAGACGCTTGGAAAATAATTGATTTAACATCTCAAATATCTGGCCATACTGTTGGTAACTTAATATCCAAAACAAACATGTGCGGATATCAATTTGTGATAACAGGAGATATGTACGATTCAGCATCAACATATGATATTGAAACTTATCTTGGACCATTACCAAATATTGATCAACCAACATTACCACAATTTGGGGATTCACAACCCTTTCCAGGTGCTGTTCAATTAACAAGAGCAACTGACGTAGAGGTTTTAAATTTCATGGTTAATTTACCCGGAACACAATTCTTAACAAGCCAGAACCCAACATATGTTACTGGACAACCAAAAAGAATAACAGAGGTAGCATTATTAAATGAAAATAAAGAACCTTTAGTTACAGCTAAATTAGCTAAACCGTTAGAAAGAACAGGTAATCAGGTATTTTCAGTTAGAATTGATTTCTAAGACTTTACTATAGATTTATTTTTTCTTATTATTTGTTTTATGGACCTTAAATTCAAAAACAAATCGAAGATTCTTGGTTTAGATATTTCAACCAAGACAATTGGCTGGGCTTTATTTGACCTAACCGGAAAAAAGTTATTGGAATTAACACATTTTTCCCCCAAGATAAAACCACAACCAGAAGATAAATTAGAAGAATTAATAAAAAAGGCAGACGCTTTTAAAAAACATCTAGAAGCATATAAGAATCTAGGTATTGTAAAAGTTATTATTGAAGAGCCATTATTAAATTCCAATAACATCTACACAGTAGGTACGTTACTTCGCTATAATACTATGATCTGCAAAGCAGTATATGATGTATTAGAGATTGTACCAACATTTATTTCAACATACAACGCTAGAAAGTTTGCATTTCCAGATTTAGTTGGTGACAACGGTAAAGGTAAGAACGTATTATTCGGTGGATATCCAAAAGACATTGATAAAAAACACGTTATCTGGGAACACGTTAATGCAGTATGTACAGAGGTAAAATGGTTATATGGTAAAACAGGTAATTTAAAGAAAGAGAACTATGATATGGCTGACGCCGCAACGGCTGTTATAGGATATATAAACATGATAAAAGAAAACGATTAAAAAAATGGAAAAAACAATTAAAAGAATGGTCGACGGCAAAGTGGTACTTGAAAATGTTATCTATGATACTAGTATTAGTAAAAGAATTAATGTTACAAACCCAAACACTGGATATAAAATAAACTCAATTACTATTGATCAAATTACTTATTATCCTGTTGGAATTATCAAAGAAAAGAAGACTAAAGAAAAAATGGCAACTAATGTTTGATAAAGAACTTTATTTGTGTTATATTTAATAATGTAGGCGGGAATGTAAATTTATTTACATTTTGGTTGGTTCCCCAGAGGGTGGTGTCTCTGGGGATTTTTTTTTACGGTTTTTTTTACTTATATTTAAAATATGACCGCAACTGATACCGATTTCGATCAAATTGTTGAACTTTTAGAGGACATTCTTGGAAATTACAAGATGCACAATGACTATAAGGGTCAAATATCCTTTGATTGTCCTGTTTGTTCGTATGAGATTAAGGGTTTAGATGAAGGAGACGGTAAAGGTAACTTGGAAATCAACTATAGAATGGGGGTTTACAAGTGCTGGTCTTGTGGTGAAACTCACGAAACTCACGGAAATCTTTATAAGCTCATAAAAAAATATGGGACAAAAAAGCAACTTCAGTTTTATGAGTTAATGCGTCCGGAAGACGTGGAGCAACCACAGAAAATCACTAAAATAGCTAATCTTCCAAATGAATTTATTTCATTTTCAGGAGCGAGCATGGGGCTAAAACTAACACATCATTACAGGCAAGCATACAACTATATCAAAAGTAGAAATATAACGGATGATATGGTTAAAAAACATAATATTGGGTTTGCTTATGAAGGTTTATTTGCAAACAGAATTATTATCCCCTCTTATGATGCGAATAGAAAACTTAATTATTTTGTTGCCAGGTCTTACTTAACTAAGACCAAGATGAAATATAAGAATCCTGATGTTCAGAAAGAAATAATAATCTTCAATGAACACCTAATAGATTGGAATAGAACAATTTATCTGGTTGAAGGCGCGTTTGATAGTATATTTGTTGATAATTCAATTGCTATGCTAGGTAAGGTTATGGGTGAATTTCTTTACTCTAAACTTTATGCAAATGCAAAAGAAATTGTTATTGTGTTGGATGGGGATGCATGGGAAGATGCACAAAGACTTTATCATAAATTAAACACGGGCAAGTTATTTGGTAAAGTATGGGTCGTTAAAATGCCTATAGACAAAGATATCGCTGATTTAAAAGGCGATTTCGAAAATTTAGAAAAACTACAATTAGATTAATATGGATTTACTATTAGAATTAAACAAGTTTGATCACATCAAGTATCATGATGAGCCACATCACTATTATATTGAAGATCAATTATTGACATCTGCGACCACTTTTATTGGAAAGTTCAAAAACAAATTTGACAGCGATGGTCAAGCTGAAAGATATGCAAATAAACATGGCCTAGTAAAAGAAGAGGTATTAGCTGAATGGGACCACAAAAGAGATTATAGCACCATCAAAGGAAGCGCAGTGCATGATTATGCAGAAAACCATTGGAATAATAAAATTTTCCCATACGATTCATCACCAGCTGTTAATAGATTTGGTGAAGACATTGTTAAACCAGCATATGACAAATGTGTAAAACTATTTGATAGATTCTATAACGATAGTAAAGCAAATTTAATACCTTTAAAAAGCGAATTTGTAATTGGCGATGCTGAATTAGGTATATGTGGAATGGTAGACCAGCTATTCTGGAACAAGAAAAGCAATCAGATTCAAATCTGGGACTGGAAAACAAACAAAGCCATAAACATGAAGAGTGATTATGGAAATAGATTTAAAAGACCAATCTCACATTTAGATGAATGTGAATATAACACATATAGCCTTCAAACAAGTCTATACAAATATATTATCGAAAAGAACACAAACTTAAAGATAGGTGATCTATATTTCGTTTGGTTTTTTGAAGGTAATGACAATTACAAAGTTTTCAAATGTGCAGACATGAGAAAAGAGATTATCGACATGTTAAACTCAAAATAAAATGATTAAAAAAATTGTACACATTGCAGATTTACACATCAGAACAATTCAATTACATGATTTGTATAAAGAGCAATTTGAAAAGCTAATTGAAGAAATTAGAGAACATAGTGCACAATGGACATCTGAAGGTGTTAAATGGGATGAGATTCGTATTGTTATTGCTGGCGATATTGCACATCAGAAAATCAATATTTCAAACGAACAACTAATGTTAACCAGTTGGTTTTTAAATAAACTTTCTGGTTATGGTAAGGTTGTTATTATTCCGGGAAACCACGATTTCTTAGAAAATAATATGCAGCGATTAGATAGTATAACACCAGTTGTAGAATTAATAGACAATAAAAATATTGTTTATCTAAAAGACAAAGGTGTGTATGAAGATGAAAATGTTGACTGGGTTGTATATTCATTGTACCAACACAATGAAAGACCAGATTTTAAAGCAGACGGTCGTTATAAAATTGGTTTGTTTCACGGAGCAATACAAGGTATGTCTACAGATCTCGGCTTTAAATTTGAAGATGGGTATGATCGATTAAACTTTGTTGGCTTAGATTTACTTTTATGCGGTGATATACATAAAAGACAAACATTTAAACTACCTGGTGGTGGATTAGCTATTATGATCGGTTCTCTTATTCAACAAAACTTTGGTGAAACAGTTAAACATCATGGTTATGGGATATTTGATATGGTAACAAAAAAATATGATTTCTTTGATTTACCAAACAATCAACCATACATGCATTTTACCATTTCAGATATAAACGATATTCAAGATGAAAAAGAAGAACTCGTTAACGCTGGATGATGAATTTGTAAGGTACTGCGAACTTAACAATATTACAGACATCGAAGGAACAGCCAAAAAGATATTTCAAAGAGGATTTACCATAGAAAAATATGGTGAAACACCAACAACAGCAAAAGGAAAAGAAGTAGAGGTGATCAAAGAAGTGATCAAGGAAGTTCCTGTTGAAAAGATTGTTGAAGTTATAAAAACAGTTGAAGTGGTTAAAGAGGTTCCTGTTGAGAAAATTGTTGAGGTTATCAAAGAAGTTCCGGTACAAGTTAAAGGCGAAAAACAAGTAATCATCAAAGAAGTAATTAAAGAAGTACCTATTGAAAAGGTAGTTGTTAATGATGATGAGGTTAAAGCTTTAAAGCTGGAAAATGATAAATTAAAAGACGAGCTAGCCAAGATAACAACTGCTTTAGAAAAAATGAATAAAGCGAAATATCTAAAGGGTAGCGACTTGAATAATCTATATGACGAATAAAATTTAAATTATGGTATCAGTTTTAATCTTGTGGGCATTTATGGGTTACGGTATGACCACTATTCTAGTTTACGGATCAATTTTTGAAAACCAACGAGCTTGGATTAAAAAGAAATCTAAATTCTTTGGTGATCTAATTAGTTGCATGATGTGTACATCTACATGGGTTGGCTTTTTTATGTCAATACTTCTCGGTAGCTTAACTTCAAGATTTTTAGAAGTTAATTGGTTATTTGGTGTTTTCTTCGATGGAATGTTTACCTGTGGAATTGTATGGGCAATTAATGGTATTGTAGAATTTTTCGAAGAAAGCAGAATTAAGTAAGAAAAAATTTTTAATTTTAAATCAAAAACATTATCTTTAACAGATATGAATCCTTTTATTAAAGTTGAGTGGGAAGACGTTGCTGAGAACTTTACCCCAGAGAGAATTAAACGTGTTAAAACGTACTTCCAAAACAAGTACAATACAACACATGTGCAAGTTGTTACAAAAACTCTAAGTCAAAAGCAAAACACAAAGCTGAAGACTCTAGAGGTTACTGATAGTATACTAGACCATCAGTATCAAAAAACATTAATGAAAGATTTTCTAACTGAGAATAAGGTTAATGTTAAGTGGGAGCTGTTAGATAGATTAGACAATCGTGTTAATTCTCAAATTGATAAAATCAATGAGAATAAAGTAAGATACAATAAATGGTTCATTAAGAAAGTTGAGTTTTCAAACTTTCTTTCTTTTGGAAAGAACAACAGTATTGATTTTACCGAATTGAATGGTATCAGCGTTATCGAATCAAATCCTAGAAACTTTGGTGGTAAGTCAACATCTAGTGTTGATCTATTAATGTTTTTATTCTTTAATACAACAACTAAAACAAAAACAAACGGCGAGGTTTTCAATAAATTTACCGACGACGATGAAGTTGTTGTAAAGGGGCATATAACAATTGATGGAGAAAATTATGTTATCTCCAGAACATTAACCAGAAAGAAAGGTAGATCCGGCGAATACTCTGTAAAAAGCGAATTAGAATTCTATAAAGAAAAGGAAGATGGTGAGCTTGAGAATTTAACAGGAGAACAGAGAAGGGAAACTGAGACGTTTATTGAATCAGCGATCGGAACCCAAGAAGATTTTCTTTCTACAATTTTAACTACTGGTTATAATCTAGAAGAATTGATCGAATCTAAGCCAACAGCGAGAGGTCAAATCTTAACTAAGTTTTTGGGTTTAGAAAATCTAAAGCAAAAGGAAGAGATTTGTAAAGAAATCTATAATGATTGGTCTAGAAAATTAATTAGCAATACTCATAATATTGCACAATTAGAAGTTGATATTGAAGCTAGTAACGAAAGTATTGAAAACTCTAAAGATCAAATATTTGAACATACTAATCTTTTGACCGACTATGGTAATAAGTTAAAAGAATTAGAAGATAGAAGAGATTATATTCTTGGCTTGAGATCAAATGATATTGACCAGGAACTAATTAAAACAAATCCTGTTGCACTTCAACGAGAGATTGAAGAATTAAACACACAAAAAGCAGCAAGCAAAAGAAACGCAGAAGCTGTAGATGTGAAAGAACCTTCCAAATATTACAGTGAAGATGAGCACAAAGACCTAAAAGAGAAAATGGGTGAGGTGTACTCACTTATTGTTGCATATAAGCATACCAAAGGAGAAAAGGAAAAGTTAATAAAACAACTTGAAGAGGGAAAGATATGTCCAACATGTAAGCGAGCTTTAGATGAAGTTGACCATACATACGAGATTGAAAACCTAAAGAAAGAGATTGAAGAAATTAGCTCTCAAATTGATTCAACCGAAAAAGAACTTGATGAATTGAAAGTGCAATCAGGTGGTTTCGATTCTCTTAAATCTGAGTTTGATAACTACGAAAGAAACAAACTGCGCAAAGCAAGATACGAGCTTGAAGTAGATCAAAAAGATTTGGAGATTAATGTTAAACAAACTAAGCTAGATAATTACGAGAATAATAAAAAGAAGCTTGATGAGAATCAAAAAATAGATGCCGAACTTCTTTCGTTAAGAACTAGATTGGAAACTGTAAATGCTGATATCCGCGTTTCAAATTCAACAATTGAAAGAAACAAAATCAATATCACAACGATGGAGGAAAAAATTAAAACCTACAACGAATTGATAACAAAGATAAAAGCGGAGGAAGAACTTCAAGGTGTATTTAAGGTTTATTTGATGACCTATGGTAAAAATGGTATTTCAAAAACAATTTTGAAAAATATGATACCACTCATTAATCAAGAATTGAGTAGATTACTTTCTGACAGTTGCTACTTTGTTTTAGAATTAAATATAAACGATAAGAACGAATTAGAGTTTATTATGATTGATTCTGAAACTAGAGTTGTTAAACCATTAAATGCCGGTTCTGGGTATGAAAGAACAATATCTTCTTTAGCATTAAGAAGTGTACTTACAAAAGTATCATCATTACCAAAACCAAATATTGTTGTTATGGACGAAGTGTTTGGTAAAATAGCTGATGAGAACTTGGAGATGGTTGGTGAATTCTTTAAGAAAATCAAAAACTATTTCGAGCATATTTTTGTAATATCACACAATCCATTG